TGGGTTAGTTAAACTTAATTGGAATGAACCCAATTCATCTTCAAATCCTAATAAGAATAAGTGGATGATTGCAATTTTGTTAAGTTCGGCAACCATAGACTTTTGAATTCTATTGATTGTACGAGCAAAACGAATATCCTGTAATGATAAGTTTCTACCATCACCAACAACTTCTTCAAAACCTAAGAACGCTTTTGGAATTCTTAATGCTGTTAAAAGTTTCTTTTGGATATATTCGATATCGGCAATTTCTGACAAGTTTTGAGCTCCTGGTAATGTTTCAATTGGGTTTGGTGCTGCTGGGTCACGAACAGGAATAAAGAAATCTTGGTCAACCGCCATTTGGTTGAATCTCATATCTACGTTTCCTGATTGAGGGTCAACAACTTGGTCTTTCTTAAATTGTTGAGCAAATCTTTGAACGTATGGTTGAATATCCGCATCATCCATGTTACCAACAAACACTTTAAACACACGTCTTTCAGGTGCTCTTGATGTTCTATAAACTAACATTGCATCTTCCGCCAATACCAATTGTTTCCAAGTACGTCTTGCTTTTTCTAACATAGATGTACCATAAGGAAGTTTTCTATCGTCACCCAATAATCTAAAGTGAGCAATTTCCCAACTGTTAAATTCAAGTTGTTTGTTTTTCCAAGTAAATGTAAGACTCTTAACACCAGCGTTTGATGCTGTTGGTCCACCATAACCTGAAGTGGCTCTACCTTTCATACCAACTTCAATACGTTCAACCTCAATGTTTGGTAATTGTAAACAACCTACAACACCTTTTTCAGGGTCCAACTTTAAGAAAACAAAGTTATCACCATATTTTGCGGTATTACGAGTCCACATTGCTAAGTTTGTATTGATATCCAAAGCATTATTAAATAAATCACCCAAAACGGCTTTAATCCTTGGTGAATCACAATAAATTTGTAACATATAACCATTTTCATCTACCGTTGTAGATTCTTCGGCGTACGTATCAAGAGCCGCTGAAATCTCAGGAGTATATTCCATTGATTCGTAATCATAATACGAAGCCAAACGAGTTGGTTCATAATATACCGCTTGACTATAAAGATTGTTTTCAATCTTAGCCCATTGGCTTGTAATATAAAAAGTTTGTTGTGCTTGAAGTTTTTGTTTTTCGTACTCAGCTTTATCTTGAGTTCTTAAAAGTTCTTTTTTATCAAACTTATATGTGGGTATGTCTTGACCCAACAAAGAATTAGGTCCTAACTCTTGGGATAATCTTTGCCATATTGTCAAGTTTTTTTGCTCCATATTAAAAATTTATATTATATTATTTTTTTATCAACGCTTCATTCCGCCGAATACCCATAAATACTGTTCATAATCTTTTTTTGAAGGTTGATTTCTATATGCGGGATTATCTTTGAAATTCATATTTGGCATTGCTGGATTGAAATATTGTTCTTTTGGTTGTTCATAATTTTGAACAGTCCAAGATTCCAACATAGTTTTTGCCTGTTCTGTAACCTTTGTTAGTTGTGAAAATGATGAATCTGACACATACACCGCCATAGCCAAAGACATGATTAAATCATCATGTTGTCCTTTCATGTGGTCAGGTCTTCCATTGATATAAACAAATGTATTCATTTCATTCAATAATCTTGATGAATGAACTTTTAATCCGTGTCTTAAACTTTCTTCAAGTGCCGCAATAATCTGAACCCTTTTGTTGTTAAAATTAATACCAGGTATTTTTTCAGCCGCCTTTGGGTCATATTTCCATTTGTTTCCAAAATCAACACCGTCAACATACAAATCTTTATATCCAAGTTCTTGTAGTTTTCTAGCTGTTGCAACACCCATACCACCTGTGATATCAATCACTATAAAACAGTTGTACATGTTACCCCATTTGTATGCTATTTCTGCCAATACATCAGGTGGAAGTTTTCCAATATATTCCGCAACTTGTTCCCTTTCATCAAAATCATAAATTTGAAATGTTGAATAATCTTCAGAGTCTCCACGAGAAACGTCCACACCCATAATATATCTGTGACCCATTTCAGGTTCTTTCCATATCCAAAGTCCACCACCCATCATTTTATTCATGGGTTCTTTAATCATATTATCAGTAATATTTTTAATTAAGTTAGAATCAAATACGTTATCACCTGAACCCAAGAAATTACATTCTAATTCCTGAGAAACTTTACGTTTATCATATTTAAGTTTTTTAACCATCGCCTCAAACCAAGAGGAACATGGTCTGTAACCTAACTCAAAATAAGCTTTTAGCTCATCATAATTTCTTTCATAGGGGTCACGACCTGAAAAATCAATAATACTGTCGGCTGTATATTCTTCACGGTTTAACAAATAATGAATAATTTCATTTGTTTTAACCAAATATAAATCTTTAGTATAACGAGGGTCACGATACCAATACATTTCAGTAATCTTGAAATCGTTCATCCCACGATTGGCTTGTTCGTAGATTTCATAGTAAATTGGGTCATAGCCGTTTGGTGTTGATACAACAACAACTTTACCACCCGTAGATAACGAAGCCATACAGGCAGCCCAGAAATCACCATCAGCTTCAATATACGCAGCTTCATCAAATATCAACATAGTGGGGCTATAACCACGAAGTGCATCTTTTGATGTTGCAACGGCTTTAACTTCACAACCGTTTGTTAATTTAAAATGTCTTGCCGCGTTTTTATCTGGTGAAAAACTTACACCAACCCAAGAAGGCCATTGTTCCGTAAAACCACGAATTTTGTTCGCCATTTCCACAGCTGTATCCAATTTGTTTGCAATAATCAAAACCTTTTCAGGTCTTTGTTTTGATGCAAATACAAGTCTTTTACTTGCCCAAGCGGCAGTCACCGTAGACACACCTGCCTGACGGTATTTTAATGCAATATTTTCATTGTAATTTTCATAATCCTCAACCAAGTTTACTTGGTCAGGAAACAACTCCAAAGGTACGTATCTTGACTGAGTATTATCATAAGTCTGAAGATACGTCTTAAGAGCGTATGGTGTGTTTTTGATACACCTTGTATATTCTAATAGTAGTTGTTCTTTGGTGAAACCCATATAAGGTTAGTGTTAGGACCTGTCTATACCTAAACTACCTAAGAAATCATCTAAATCACTTAAATCATCAGGTCCATCCACATCGTTATCATCTTCACTATCATAGTCCGATGAATCATCATCGTCATTACTATGAACTTCATTAAGATGATTTACAATTTCTGTAACCATTTTGTCTAAGATAGATGTTGCTTTTGCATCACCTCTTAAAATCATTTTTGCTAAATTGAAAAATTCGTCAGCAGATAATGCTGAAAATCTTGCAAATAGGTAGCTTTGTATGAATTTTTTATCTTCATCAAATAAACGTTCAGGATATGATGTTAAGAATTTTTCCCATATTACTGGACCAAGTCTTAAATCCCAAACTTCATTTGCTAAAGTATCTGTAGATGACATAACCATTTCGGCTTGTTTTGGGTCGTCAGGAAGTCCTTGAGTACCTAATACTTCCATGGTTCCTTTAATTAATTCATGAATTAAAATAGGAAAAAATAAACCACGTGCTTTAACTGTTGGCGGGTCAGTTTCAATATCAACTTCTTCTTTACCTCCAACACCATCTTGACTCATCATCATGTCCATCATTTCATCAGGTAATACCCAATACATCAAATCATTAACCGACATAATAACACCATACAAATTTAATAATCTTGGGTCAAGTCTATCAAGTTCATCTCTTACTAATTCAAACATATAATGTCCTTTTTTAGATGAGCCTTGAATCAAAGCGTTAATAAATCTTCTTTTTGCCTTTTCAATATCAAATCTTTCAAATGCTGTGATAAAATCTTCAACATCCTCTTCTTGTTGTTGAAAATTTTGTTCTATTTCTTCTTCTTCAGGTTCTTCACCTTCTTTTGAAAACCCACTCATATCAATTTGACCCATACCTACAAGTTTGGCATCATATTGTAATTGGTCAGGTCTAACACCCATTTCTTTTCTAACTAAATCAACCGACAAATTTTCCAAATATTCTTTGTTGTTATCTTGAATTTGAAACACTGTTTGAACAGCTCTCATCATAGCCGTTTGAAGTTGCATTAAGGCGTTTTGTCCTGAAATATTTTGTTGACCCGTATATCTTTTAACTTTATCAACAACATCTTTAAATCGTTTAGATGCTATTAATTGTTCAAATGTTTGGGGTATTTGACCGGCCGCAATATTTGGAAACGCAGGATTTTTTGATAAAGGAGTTTCACCTCTATTAATTTTGTCTTCAACATCAGGTGACATTCTTTCTGGCCTATCACCATAATCAATTGGAGGAGCTTCGTTAAGTCTACGTTTAGTCATTATTGGTCTTTAAAATTAATTTTTAATTGGTCAAATGTTAAATAATCTGGAATTTCAACAGTTCCCATTTTTTTAGCCGGTTGGTCTAAAGCTTTTGGTTTAGGTTGATGTTTTGGATTTTTAAACGGGTCTGAAGTACCAGGTTTTTCTTTAGTTCCTGGTTTAATTTTTGGAGGAGCTGTTTTAGTATCAGATTCTTTCACTTCAGCCTTTGGTTTAGGTTGATGTTTTGGATTTTTAAACGGGTCTAAAGTACCGGGCTTTTCTTTAGTTCCTGGTTTAATTTTT